GGACTCACTCTACGGAGCGGTTGATGGGTGTAAACCACCCAGGAATTAATGATGGTAAGCCAACCTTAATCCCTTCGATCTTTATGATCAACGGGGAGAAGGTGAGATTCACAGACCCTGATAGAGCGTCGGAAGCGGCTATAGAGAGTGGGTTGGAGTTCCCATCGTTCCCTAGCCATTATGGCCCCGACGGGACGACAGCGTTTGCTAAGAAACGTAGCGCGGGTGGGGGAATCGCTAACGGTCCTATCGGGCGCACGAAGCCTAAACTTGGTGAGTTGATGAATGAGTAAACCACAAGAGGAGTTTCTCAGAAGCCGTGCCCAAGCGTACACAAAGACGTTCAAAGGAATCCCAGCGGAGAGCGTGTTGGAAGACCTTGCAAAGTTCTGCCGTGCCAACGAAAGCACTTTCCATAAAGATTCAAGACTTGAAGGAATTATGCAAGGGCGCAGGGAAGTGTGGTTGCGAATCTCCCAACACCTGAACTTGAGTCCTGACGAATTGTTACAATTGTACAACCCACAAGGAGAGTAATCGTGGCTGAAGCGAGTAATAGACTGTTGGGCGTTAAAGTGGTTGACGCTAAGACAGGGAAGACCAAGCGCGATGCAACTAGGCGAATGAAGGATCATAACATTACGTCAAAGGTGCAAGAGGATGCGGAGCGTAACAAAGATCGCAATGTCAGGAAGGGCACCCGTGCGTCACAGCGTTTCATGGAGACCCTGCGAGATGACCACTCAAGAGCTTCTTCCAGAGCAGGTAGAAGCGGTCAAAAGTCCGCAGCGATAAAGAAGTCACGTAAGAAATAACTTTAACAAGTAGAAGGATAAGATAAATGTCTGAAGACACCGGGTCCGTAGAGACGGGCAACCCAGGATCGGAAGTTACGGAAGCAGTCGCTGCCAGTTCCCCCCTGGATAATTTCGAAGATTCAAGTTTAGCTGAGTACGCCACGACCAAGGGCTTCGATAAAGCCGGGTTCGAGGGTGTAGTCAAGAGTTACAATCATCTGGAGAAGATGATGGGCGCGGACAAAGCGGGTCGCACTGTCACACTCTTAGGTGACGACTCTACACCAGAGCAGAAGGCAGAGTTCTTCGGTAAACTGGGTAGGCCAGACGCGGCTGATGGTTACACGTTCGAGCTTCCAGAAGGTGCGGACACAAGTCGGTTAGACGCACTGCGTACCACGGCACACGATCTTGGACTGTCGGATGCACAGTTCAACGGTTTAGCAACAGCCGACGCAGCGTTCATGGAGAACATGAGCGCAGAAAATGAGACGAACAGCGGCATTGCCGCACAGGAAGCGGAGAACACTCTGAAGAAGGAGTGGGGCGCAGCGTATGACCAGAAGGTTGCTGGCATCGACGCCGCAGCCAACTCTCTGAACATCTCTGAGGATCAGTTGAATGGTCTGCATAATGCGATGGGTCCAGTTGCTGCAATGAAGTTCGTTGACAGCTTAGCTAGTCAACTACGTGACGACAGCATGGACTTAGGCACTTCTCAGTTGTCTGGCTTGAAGACACCGGACATGGCGAAGCAAGAGTTGGGTGAGTTGCACATGAACAAAGAGTTTATGGATGCTTGGCTAGATCGCCAACATCCAGGCCATGGAGCAGCAGTAGCGAAGAAAGCAAACCTTGCTAAGATGATGGTAGGTATGACACCGTGAAACAAGCAAGGTTAGATGCTTTGAAGCTGGCTTCTGTTTATACATCTGACGCTGATGAGGCTATTATTATTGCCAGTGAATTTGCGTACTTTATTGAGAATGGGGACAGGGTTAACGTCCTGCGCCCTGTTCTTAATAAAGAAGCAGTTGTTAAAAAACAACGTATAAAAAAAGGATAGTTGAATATGGCTACCCCCAGCAAAGGAAAAGCAAGAGTAAAGGTTACGTCTAGTGGAAAACGTGTTTCTTACGGTCAAGCTGGAAAAGCTAAAGGCGGTGGTGCAAGGGTAAGACCAGGAACATCTAAAGGTGACGCTTATTGTGCAAGGTCGGCTGGTCAAATGCAAAAACATCCTAAAGCAGCAAAAAATCCTAATTCTCCATTACGGTTAAGCCGTAAACGATGGAAATGCGCTGGCACAAAATCAACGAGGGCTTAATGGCAAAACAAGGTCTATACGCAAACATTCACGCAAAACAAAAACGCATAAATTCTGGTTCTAAAGAAAGGATGCGTAAGGCAGGGAGTAAAGGCGCACCAACTGCTAAAGCGTTTAAACAATCTGCAAAAACAGCAAAGAAGAAATAGTATGGCAAAAAACAAACCGCATTATCTACCAAGTGGCAAGGCCTACACTGGAGCTACCCATAAAAGTAGTGGAAAACTAATGTCAGGAGCAAAGCACACAGCGGCAAGTAAGTTTTTGACGCATAAACCAAAAAGAAAATAATTAGTAATTATATTGCAAATAAACAAAATATGTGTCACTGTTTGTACAGAGCGCACCATGGTGGTGTGGAACGGACAACGCTGATAACCTTCGGGCCAGCAAAAAAGTCTTAGTAGTGGCCCCGCGCAACGCGGATAAGCCTGTAGCTTCTTGTTATTAATCCAAGAAGGAAGGGCATATCCATGTCAAACGAAATCCTTGATTGGTCAGTAATCGACTATAAATCTACCGTTGAAGCATTGTTGCAACAACGTGGGTCTAAATTTCGTGATACTGTCATGGAAGACAGCTATCATGGTAAGTCGGGTGCTGCCGTCAACCAAATCGGTGCCGTAAACGCAGCTTTGCGTACTACGCGCCATGCAGATACTCCATTGATTGAAACTCCTCACGATAAGCGTTGGGTCTTCCCAAGCGATTATGAGTGGGCTGATTTGATTGATGATCAAGACAAACTTCGCGTTATCTCTGACCCCACCTCACCTTACGCCGTTAACGGCGCAATGGCTCTTGGCAGGGCTATGGATGACCTAATTATCGCTGCTGCTACCGGAACTTCCCTCACGGGCGAAGATGGTACAACTTCTACAGCTTTCCCTTCTGCTCAAACTGCTGCCACAACCGCTGGTGGTTTGACGGTAGCTAAGCTTCGTGAAGCCATGCAGTTGTTAATCGCCGCTGAAGTTGATGTTGACAACGAACCTCTCTACTGTGCTATCGGCGCACAACAACACGATGATCTTCTAGGACAAACTCAAGCTATTAGTCTCGACTTTACTAATAAGCCTGTTCTTGTTGATGGTCGTATCCGGTCATTTATGGGCTTTAATTTTATCGACAGCCAACGGTTGGCTTTGTCTGGAACAGATCGGACAGTTATTACTTGGGCTAAATCCGGTCTTCACTTGGGTATTTGGAACGATATCAATGCCCGTATCACTGAGCGTGATGACAAATCTTATTCAACGCAGGTCTACGTCAAAGGCACCTTCGGGGCCACCCGTGTTGAAGAGAAAAAAGTCGTCGCAATCACTTGCTCGGAGGCTTAAATCATGGCTACTACATATAGTGTCCAAAAAACTAAGTGGAACCAAGATACGCCAACCACACGAATTAAGCCTAACGAACAGGCTGGTCGTGTGCGTGTTGCTTACGCATTAGCTGAAGCGGCATCTCTAGCTGTTGGTCCGATTGAAATGTTTAACCTCCCGAATGGTGCGCGTATCCTTTCTGGTGAGTTAATGCATGACGCTCTTGGCGGTTCTACTACAGCTTCTGTAGGTCACGCGGCTTATAAGAACGCTGATGGTACAGTTGTCGCTCTTGACGTTGATGAATACAAAGCTGCTGCTGCATCAACTGGAATTGCTACAGTTGATGTTGCTGCTACATCAGCACTTGGTCGCAACAGTGTTGTCGATGCAGACTCTGATGGTATTCCCATCACGGTTGTAATTGCTGGCGCTGCGGCTACAGGAACCATTGAGTTGACAATGTTGTACGTTGTTGACTAATAGGTTGAGGGGGGCTTAGGCTCCCCTCAATTCCTCTTTTAGGAGTTTACTATGTCTTCTTCAGATGTAGACATCTGTAACTTAGCTCTACAACGTCTTGGCGCTAAGCCTATCAGCAGCCTGTCCCAGGACAGCACCGCGGCTAGAGCTTGCAACCGTGTATACGAGCACTCACGAGATTCAGAACTCCGCGCTCATCCGTGGAGTTTTGCTCGTGCTAGAGTGTCCCTTGCTGCTGAGTCCACAGACCCTATCTTCGGTTTTGCTAAACAGTATCCATTACCATCCGATTACCTCCGTATTCTTCCTAACGACGGGGTGAACGGTACGTCTACTCAGAACGACTTTCAGATCGAAGGTCGCAAGATTCTTACGGATGACTCTTCGCCTATCTCTGTTGTGTATCTCAGAAAGGTCACAGACACTGCTGAGTTCGACGCATTGTTTGTTGAGCTGCTAGCAGCACGTATTGCTATGGAGATTGCTGAGAAGGTTACTCAGTCGAACACCAAGAAGGCTGATGCTCAACAGCAGTACAAAGAAGTTAAAGCGGAAGCACGTAAAGTTAACGCTTTCGAGCGCCCTGCTCAAGAACTCCCCACAGACCCTTGGATTGCATCGAGGCTATAGGTCATCGCAAAAGTCTCACCAATTCAGACAAATTTTAATGGGGGAGAAATTTCTCCCCTTCTTTTCGGTCGCCCTGATCTTGAAAAGTATCGCGCAGGGCTACAGACATGCCTAAACTTTGTCCCTCTTATTCAAGGCCCGATTGAACGGCGACCTGGGACGGTGCATATAGCTTCCACTGAGACCCCAACTGAGGCGTCTAGGCTGGTCAGGTTTGAGTTCAGCACCACCCAAGCTTATGTGCTTGAGTTGGGCAATCTATACTTCCGTGTCTTCAAGGATAATGGTCAGGTCAACTCAGGCGGCTCCCCAGTAGAAGTGACCACAACGTACAAAGAAGCTGACCTGTTTGAACTCAAGTTCACACAGAGCGCAGACACCCTTTACATTACGCACCCAAGTTACAAGCCTCGGAAGATTACGCGAACCAGCGACACAGCGTGGACAATCACCGACATTACGTTTAGCGATGGCCCTTTTCTTAACACAAATGCTACGGATACGACTCTAACCCTCTCAGGTGGCACGTACACCAAAGGCACCACGGGTGTTACAGTAACAGCGTCTGCAATCACAGGGATCAACAGCGATACAGGTTTCCAGACCACGGATATAGGTCGTCTGATTCGGTGGGAAGACCCTGCCGGTAACTGGACTTGGTACACGATCACGGCGCACACCAGCACCACAGTTGTAACGGTAACAATTACCGGCCCTACAGCATCCGCTGCCACAGGTACGGTTGACTGGCGTCTTGGTGTGTGGTCAGACACGACTGGCTACCCTGCTGCGGTTACCTTCCACCAAAACCGTTTGGTTTTCGGAGGGGGAGTTGAA